CAAAGCCAAATTTAAAATTAAATGGGTCTACTCCGTGACTATTATAAGTAGTTTCGGAGTAATTAGAGTAGATTCCGAGTATTACTCCATGCTCTTTAGCGTCAAAATCTAATACGTGACCATCGGCAGCACCAAGACCGCGGCCGACAATTTCACCGAGTGAAGATTTTGAGGTACTATTTTCAGAATCTGAAGTTGAAACCACTTCGTTTATCTGGATTTTCGAATTATGAGAACCTAAGTATAACGCATGGTCTGGAAAATCAGAGTGAGTTTGAATACCCCAGCGGGTTTCCATTTGAGAACGATAGTTTTTACCAGCAACATTCATCAACGTTAAAAGCTTTTCAATAGCGTAAGCATTACGAAGAGAAGCGGTAGTATAGGCTTGAGTATTAGAAATACCGCCAGAAGAATCGACGAAATTAATATTTTGAGGTTGCATAGCTACAACAGAGCCAGGAAAAGGAGAAGAAGTAGAAGCACCATCAACTTTATTAGTACCTACAAAAGGGGTCATACCTAAAAAGTTATTAATACTTGCTAACTTTTGAGGGTCTGTTATACCTTGGTCTCCGTGGTCAGCGTCTACGATACCTCCGAGCCAGAGGTTAGACGGATAAACATTAGTAAAGTAATCACGCTTAAGAGGCAAATAACGCATCTCAAGAATATTACCTAAATAAGACTTATCAATATAACCATTCATTGAAGCGTTATCACAGTTAAAAGAAGGCAAATCTTGTGAGATATAATCAGTACGTCGATAGTAATCGTTATAAATCTTCTGATAAGCTAAAAGACGGAAAGGGTTAAAAGTTTGTGACTTATAAACATCAGCTTTTGGGGCACGCTCGTCACGACGAACGCCAAAACCTCCACGCTCTTTAGAGTGGGTAGTATCTTTATTATTAGGAGTTGGAGTAGAACCAGAAATAGAACCAGAAGAGAACTTTAAACGTAAACCATCGTCCAAGCCGTCAAAGCCATAACCAAGCAAATTCAGCAAACGCGCTGCATTATACTTTTTTTTGATTCCAAATAAATCACCTTTTTCACCAATATAATTTGGATCTGTAGGGGTATGAGCTTCGTGCGTCTTAGCAAAAAACACGTCAAATATATCAGAACCCTTAATACGAGGAATCATATTAGCAACGCGCGAATTATTAACAGGTTTGCCAGGCTCTGAAACAAACGGACGGTCCGCCATGTGGTTAGCAAACAACATAGAGGAGTACTCATTTGTACGGCTAATAAACTGCGGCCACATCGACCAAAGCAAACGATAAGGGACAAAGAAAAAATCAACCTGTTCGTTAACACGAACATAAGCAGCCGAATTAAGAGGTGCAGTACGAGTGAAGGAAGCCATATCTAATTTAACATGGTCATTAGGTTGTAATTCAAGAGCGAAGACGGGGAGTAAAGCTCCAGAAGGAGCGGTAAACAAAGCTTTACGCGACAAATCAAACGCATTACGCGACAAATTTTGCCTATGTTTACCCAAACTAAAAATAGATTTAGACATATTAGTAAGATTTTAATAAGTTATTAAACTTGTAAACATCATTATGAGATTTAACACGCATTTTATTTAAAATCAACGAGTTAATAGATTGTTTATGCTCGGCGAAAAGAGCGCTACCGAAATAGCCAAGATAGGAATTAGCTGTAAGATGAGAATTAGCAGGCTTACGCAGAGAAACCAAGTTGGGATTCTCTTGCCAAAAATCGAGGATATAAAACCAATCAGTTTTTTTGTATCCATTGTCAATATAATTTTGTTGTTGTTGATAAAATTGTTTAAGTAATTGTAAAGAGGTAAAACGTGTGAGACCATCACAACAGCAGTAAAAGTCATCCGAAGTTTTACGACAATAAGACATAAAATTTTTACACGCAGTAAAGACGTGTTTAATAGCTGGAGTTAAAGCCAAACTATTAACAATACTCTCATAAGTTGGATAATCCCTACAAAAATCTAAAAGACTGTACAAAGTAGGCGGACGGTCGGCACGGTTAAAAAACTTGGAAGCATCATAAATATTCAATTGTTTAATTAAAAGGCTATCATATACCGAGATTTTAGATAATGATACGCCAGATTTTGCAACATGATAGGATTTTCCGCTACAGACTGATAGCAGATACTGCTGTACTTGAGCAGGGATACGATTATATAACGGAAATCTTGGGAAAAGTCTATTTCGATTCTGCGAGGAGATAGGAAAATGGGCAACATTTTTTGTTTTAACATCTGTTCGATGTAATTGGTAATCTCCGTTACAGACATTCGCATATATTTCCTTTTTTTGATTTTCAGAAAAGCCGAAACGCGTAGAGTGGGCAGGGGTGAACGGGCGAGTTTCGGGGTATTGGAGAAATCGAGGAAGATTGCAAGAACTCGAAGCATACGAAGAGACATAGTTTCCTGCTCCTCCGTCGACAAGGGTCGCGTACTTTGCCGTTCGGCAGTAATCAGCAAATGGCCAACTCTTAGAGATGAGCGCTCCGAGTAAAGTTGTACTAAGGACATGAGAAAGTTTTGTTTTAGTTAATAAATCAGAATCATTAAAATAAATGATACCATGATAATGAGGGCGAAAAGTCTTAGGGCCATATTCGGCAGTAATTAAATAGCGTATTTGTACTTTACGCTTCAAAGTACGTACTATATTAATTCTCAATCTTTTAAGAAACTTTTGCACATCAGAGCGAGAGACAACAGGGAACGCTGCACCTCTCGGAATGTTAAATACAGATGCTTTAAAGTTACGGAAATCACGAGCAAAGATATCCAAACTAGAGCCGTCACGATTAGAGTAAACGCGTATAAAATCTTTGCTATAGCTGTACGAATCATCCGCAAAATAGTAGCAGGGGACATTTTCGTTATCATAAGTCAACGTAAAAAATAAAGCATATTTATTATTTTGCATCTCTAAACTAGAGAGCATAGAATATTTACTATCTTTATGAGTGCGACAGTATAAACACTTACCGCAGGGTACTAGAAAATCCTTACCAAGCGACTTATTAAAAAAGTGAGTAGGATTAAAGCAACTACTAATAGGTTCTAATGTCGACATAGGAAGTATAATCAATATCCAAGTTATCTATAGCACAGTTACAGTATGTGCGGACAGGGTCTCCGAATAAATCCTTTGTATTAGGAGTTAAAAAACACACTCGTACATAATCTCTAGTTAATTGCTTAACTATAAATCCTACTCTAATATCTGGACCGTATTTGCGTGTACACTTAAGGCCGAGCAATAGGGACATAATCAAAAGAACCTTTAAAAGTACGATTTGTTAATAGTGGATAATCCGCAGGAATAATATTACGCCTAAGAACTTGCATAGCGAGGGCAGAATTAGAAACTGAACCTTTTGAAAGGTTATAACCTACAAGGAAACACCCTCTAGAATCTTTAATAGTATTACCTTTATGTACTTCAATCATTGAGCGACCAGGCACATTAAGTATTAACGGAACTATTCCGTGAGTTGGGGAACTGTAAAGTTTATAATCATATTTATTAGTTGGAATTTGCAATTGTGAAGGAACAAGGAAGTCACAAATATAAATTCCATCAACAAAGATGTAACCTATTACATATACGCCAGAATCAAAGATTTTTTCAAATCTCAAATCGGGAATTCGAAGTGCGGGTAAATCAGCCATTTTTTATAATCGTCATTAAGTTAAAAAGCAACGTTTACATTATCACACGGCAAATATACAAAAGTATTTTTCACATAGCAAAATATTTTTACCTAAAAATAATTTTTTAGGGGGTTTAAGCAGTCGTTTCGGTCGCCTACTCCCTTCACTTACGGGGGGCAGGTACGGTAAATATAGGTCGGTAGTCAGTAAATTCGAGGAATAAGCTGTGAGCAAAGCGGGAAAAGTGGAAAAGAGGAGAGACACAAAATTAAATTGTGTCACTTTTCTATATATAGACAAGATAAGAGCGAGACCTTACGGCCTCGCCCTATAAAAAAATATTAAGGAGCAAACATAGGCATAGCTTTCATACCAGTTACAAAAATATCCGTAGGATAATACTTATTCATTTTATATAAAAATCTTTCAACCTCACTAATAACGGGGATGTAATTAGCTGGATTATAAGGATGAGAAGCGTTATCAAAATCCAAACCAGCTGTAACACTTCCTAGGTGTTTAATCTGTGCCTGCTGGAACTGCGTTTGTAAATAAGCAGAAGTAACAGAAAAGGCTGCAAGAGCACGAGCTTGACCATCGTTAAATATAGGTATAGTCCCAGTGATTCTATTAATATTCTTAGTACGGGCATTTGATTCATTTATTTGAGCTTCTTTTAATCTTTTTTCAACTTTCTTAACAAGGGTATCAGCATCGATATTTTTGCCTTGTTTCTGCAAATTTAATATTTCTTCTTTAATTTGTTGATATTGTTGATCTAAAATTTTGAAGCTCCATTCCGCATTTCTATGACCAAAACGTTCTATAACATCCGCTTGTATCTCTTGGATGCGTGCATTTGCATCCATAAGCCTATTTTCTGCAAGCTGCTTAACTGATTGTAAACGAGTTTGTTTTATAATATCGTTTTGTGTAGCGCTATAAGTATCATTTGTAGTTCTCATACCGCGCAACTGTTCGGGCAATAACATCGTTTCTGCATGAGTTTTATTTGTTTGAGCCTCTATATTATCAACTTGAGCCTGCATTAATTTTTGTTGGAGCAGCATATTAGCAGCAGTAGCACCACCTTGAGCAAGCATAGCAGCAGGGCCTGTAGCGTCAAAACTTGGAGATACATTACCATTTTGTGGGGATGTCTGACCTTGTGATAAACCTTGCTGAGATAATATTAACTTACCGTTTAATCCTGCGTCGTTAAGCCTATCAACTTGAGCAGCAGGCAAATTATAAAGCCTTTCATTATCACGCCATTCCTTTAGAAATTCTTCACGCCTTAACTCTTCGTCTAACTGATCATCATAATTCAATTTATTAAACAAAAAGCCTAGACCAGCACCAAGCAAAGAAGAACCAAAACCAAGCAAAGCAGGAGAAAAAGCTCCAGAAGATGAAACTTGAGAATTACTCGAAACACCTGGAGGCATACCTGTATCAACAGGCCAAGTTTTAGCATTAGGCATTTGAGGAGTAGAAATAGAACCGTTAAAAGAACTAGAGGCAGAGGGAGGGGTAAAACCAGCTCCAGAAACATTACCTTTTACAGGTACATTTTTATTAGGCATGATTTTTACATATTAAAGTTAATAAAATAAGTAGGCCCACAACATGCAGGCCTACAATACAATACTTACAAATTATCAGTAGGAGCAGACGTAGAAGGATCAGCAGGAGCAGAAGTAGGGGGAGTTACAGTCTGCAAATACCGTTGATAATCTGTTTTCATAAAATTTTCAATAGTATCGCGCCAATTCTTAACCTCACCGAAAGACTGAGTATACCGAGACGGCAATACTTGCATTAACTGTTCATCAGATAAACCCGAAGTATCGGTAACTGCTCCTAATCGTTGTAAATTACGAGATATAAGCTCCTTAACATCATCAGAAACGGATGAACTAAAAAACAAACTCAAATCAGAAACAGGAAAACCTGTAACAGGGTCAATAGGGTTAGTAATATCAAGTATCTTAAGATTTTCCGAAAAGTCGGGTACTTCTAACTGACTATCTGAAAGGTCGGGAGAATCAATATACGAACTAAACCAACCGCAACGACTTTTATATTTATCCATAACAAATATACATTAATTAATTAATTAGTTAATCATCGGCTCGCCAAGCACAGACATAGAAGAGACTTTTGTAACCTTAAAAGATACATCAACTAAAAACGCATCGGAATCGGAAGTACCATCATATTTAATAGCAAAAATACTTTCCAATGTATGAGGATTAACTGATAAGTCACGAATATTAACCGAGCGGTAAGTACCATCATCTTTCTTAAAGTTTTCAACCAAAAGCGGAGCGGTCCAAATAGATTTAGAACCGTTGCTTTGGAAACCTCCGTAAACTTTGTCTAAAGCTGTTTTATATTCTGAATACCGAGGTTGCCAACCAATAAAGCCGCGGTCTCCTTTAGGGTCATCATTAAAAATCGCGGAAGCTATAAGAGGTTGCATACCCAAATTATCAAATTCTGGCTGATAATAATCGACAAAGCCAAATTTAAAATTAAATGGGTCTACTCCGTGACTATTATAAGTAGTTTCGGAGTAATTAGAGTAGATTCCGAGTATTACTCCATGCTCTTTAACGTCAAAATCTAATACGTGACCATCGGCAGCACCAAGACCGCGGCCGACAAT